GGCGCTCTTGATACTGGCTTAGGTATTACTGGTGGCGATAACTTTGACAGTGATGTCAATGGTTCTCTATTTGCTGGTACTATCCACGGTCGTACTAAGGTGTATATTGACCCGTATGCTGGTTTAGATTATTTCACAGTTGGTTATAAAGGTTCAAACCCTTATGACGCTGGAATGTTCTATTGCCCATACGTGCCATTAAGCATGATGAAAACAATTGGTGAGAATGACTTCCAACCACGTATCGGATTCAAAACTCGTTACGGGATGGCTGACAATCCATTTGTTACAGCGGGTAAAAACGCTAACGTATACTACAGAAAAATTAAAGTTACTGGAGTATAATACTTTAAAAAGTATATCTAAACCCGCCGCAAGGCGGGTTTTTTTTAAGTATAAATAGTTATATGCCAAACTTTTTAAACCCATCGTCATTTGTATTAACACTGGATAGCCTAAGCTATTCTGGTGCAGAATTTACTATTCAAACAATGATGTTACCGGATGTCACTGTTGAAGGTGCACCTTTACAATTTAAACAAATTGATGTAGGAAGAGTTGGAGATAAAATTTCTTTTGGCTCATTTGAAGTTTCATATCTAATTGATGAAGACCTTTTAAATTATAAAGAGATATTCGATTGGTTAAAAGCTAATGTTGAATCAGTTCATACAGCAACTAATCATGTTAGGGATTTAACTCTAACAGTAATGAACTCTGCTAATAACGTCACTAAACAAATAAAATTTGTGGATGCATACCCAACAAGTATTTCATCTCTACCATTTGATATAACCACAACTGAAGTAGAATATTTAACTGCAGTTGTAACTTTTGATTATTCTTATTACGCATTCTTATAAGCTTAACCTTTGTATTATGTAATGTTATCTAGAGTAGACATAATTAATTATTATGCAGCTGCAATTAAAGCTAAAGATTATTTAGAAATAGGTTGCGCATATAATGAATGCTTTGATAAAATTAAAATCCCCAACAAAATAGGAGTAGACCCGAATTCAGGTGGTACCCTCCGTATGGTAAGTGATAACTTCTTTAAAGTTAATTTACAAAAATTTGATATTATATTTATTGATGGTGCACATGAACATGAACAAGTATTAAGAGATTTTAATAATGCAACAAAAGTTTTAAGACCAAGAGGATTTATATTCTTACATGATATGCTACCACCTGGTGAAGAGCATGCAGTATGGCCATTTGATGATACAAATATACAACCAAGATGTGGTACAAGTTGGCGGGTCATATTTGATATTCTTAAATTAGATAAAGAGTTTTATATTATTGATAGAGAGACAGGCATTGGCGTTTGGAGAAATAAACCATACGAACATAATATAGATATTGATTCAAGAGAGATTGCATATAAAAAATTTCATTTCCTTAAATTTAAATTACCAATAATAGACACATCTACTGCTCTTATTAAATTAATATAAATACAATATGATTAGTAATTGGCAACAGCATACAGGTCTAGGTGACCCTACATGCGCATTGAAATGGGTTTGGTCTAGTGTTAAGTTAAAAGAAGGAACATCTGCGTCCTGCCATAGAACCAAATATGATAAAATCCCAGAGGGAGACTTTGGGAAATTCCATCACACCCCTAGTAAAATAGCTACCCGTAAACTTATGTTAGATGGTATATGGCCAAAAGTACCTGAGGGATTTCAAGAAGGATGTGAATATTGTAAAAAGATGGAAGATGCTGGTGCTATATCTGATAGGATGGAAGCTAATGCATTGCCAATAGGGAAAGGACTTTTTACAAATAATATAGAGCCAGATAAAACCGAATGTAAATTAATGGAAATATATTTCAGCAATTTATGTAATCAAGCTTGTGTATATTGTTCTGCTGAATATAGTACTACATGGGAAGCTGAAAATAAAAAGTTTGGTCTCAAACAAGATATACAACCTTATGCATTAGAATTTTTTAATGATGAAGAGAAATATCAGAATATAATAAAAGAATTTTGGGAATGGTTAGACCACGGTGTTTATAATTTAACTAAGCTTAATATATTAGGTGGGGAACCTTTTTTCCAACCACAATTATATGAACTATTAGATTTTTTTGAAACACATCCTTGTCCTAATTTGGAATTAACAATATTTAGTAACTTAAAAGTACGGCCTAAAAAGTTTCGTGAAACAATGGATAAGATAGGTATTCTTGTTGGTACAGGTTATGTTGATAAGGTAAGGATTATTTGTTCTATTGATAGTTGGGGACCATCATATGAATACATACGGTGGGGTGGAGAATCTGAAGAATGGGAAAAGAATTTTAGTATATTAGTTAAAGAATATCCAGAAGTTGAACCAGAAATTCATATGACAATGAATGCTATGTCAATAAAGACCCAACCTGAATTAGTAAACATGTTAAATAAATATAATACAAAAGAAAATTTAATACATCTATCAGCAAACTTTGTGGTATGGCCAGGTCATATGATACCTGAATTATTCCCTAAAGGATTTTTTACAAAAGATTTTAAAAGACTTTATAAAGAATTAGATGATGGAATATGGGCGTCAAGTATTAAGGAAATGATGCTTGGATATGAGAAAGCTATAGATGATACACCGGTTGATTATGCAAAAATAAATAAACTAAAAGAAGAGTTAACAAATATAGACAAAAGGAGAGGTTGCGATTGGAAAAAAACATTCCCTTGGTTAGATGAATTTAATGTCCCAAACATTCTGTCCATTACCCTTTAATCATATATACATACACCCGACAAATAGGGCAAGTGTGTGTTGTGTGTTTGATAAAAAAGAAGAATATATTAATGGTTTGCCTGACATAAAAGAATATAAAAATTTATCTGACCATCTTACTCATCCATTTATAAAAAGTATACAACAAAAAATGTTAAAGGGAGAACGTGTAAAGGGTTGTGAGACATGTTATTTTAATGAAGAGCATGGATATAAAAGTATAAGAGAAAGAGAAATTGAATTATGGAATATAATTCCTGAGAATCCTCTATTACAATATATAGAAGTCACCTTTGGTAATTACTGTAATTTAGCTTGTAGGACATGCAATGCTGACCTTAGTCATTCTTGGGTGGAAGAAAATAATAAGTTAAAAGAGATTGGATTATCTTATGTTCCATTCGCACCAAGTGGTAGAATAAATATTGAAAGGAAATGGAAAAAAGAAGATTTAAAAGATTTAGAATATTTAAAAATAACTGGTGGTGAACCAATGTTACATCCAGATTTTCCTAGATTTATAGAAAAATTAGATAAAAAAAATGTAAAAATGTTTATATTTACTAATGCAAGTTGGGTTCCTAAAGAAAGAATATTTAATATGCTTCAGGGATTTAAACATTGTCAAATATTTTTAAGTATAGATGGTATAGGAACAATTCAAGAATATATGAGACATAATTCTAAATGGGATGTTGTAGAAAAATCAACTCATCAATGGTTAAAATTTATGAAACATAATCAAAATATACAAGTCTCTTGGTGTCCAACCTGGTCATTAATGAATGGAAGTTATTATATAGATATATGTAATTGGTGGTTAAAAACAATAAATAAAATATTAGGTAAGAGTGCTAATGACTGTGGATTAGTTAAAACAAATTTTTTATCTAACCCAGCGTATTATCAAATGGGTCTTTTATCAAATAAAGAAGAATTAAAAAATAAAGCTGAATATTATATAACTGAATTATGGCTAAGAAAAGCCCGTGGTGATTTTGGTATACATGAAATTATAGAAATGACTAATGCATATATACAATTTTTTAATAATGATGTTCCACCTAAAAACGAATTAGATACTTATTATAAAATAACAGAAAAATTAGATGAATGGCGAGACCAATCCCTTGAACAAATGGTACCATTAACTTATAAAGCTATGTACATTCGGCCTAAAGTATGATATAATATAACATATGATTATAAAAAAGACATGGAGTGGTGTCCGTAAAAAAACCAGTATAGGCAGACGATGGATTAAAACCTCGTCAATGAATAAAAATAAGAGAGCATCTTTTAAAAAGTATAGAGGTCAAGGGTGAACATTGAAGAAGTATTAAAGATGTGGAAGGATGACTCTATTATAGATGAGTTTAAATTAGATGATGTTACAATTAAAACAGCAAGGATGCATAGTAAATACTTAGAGTTAATTACTATTGCTAAGATGGGTAGAAAGAAAAGAGACTTTGAGTATAAGACATTACTTAAAGATAAGTGGTTATATTATGAAGGCAAATTAAGTAGAGAACAGATTGATGAATTTGGCTGGGTGTATGACCCATATAAAGGATTGAATAAACCACTTAAAGGACAAATGAATTACTACTATGATGCGGATTCAGATATTCAGAAAATGCAAGCCTTAGTAGAATATGATAAGGTTCTTATAGAAACCTTAGAAGAAATTATGAATACTATTAGATGGAGACATCAAAATATTGGTAACATAATTAAATGGAGAAGCTTTGAAGCAGGTGCGTAAAATTAAAGGCATTCCACCCCATGAAAAATTTCCATGTAGTTGTGGACGTTCACCTACTGGTAGATGTTGTGGTTGGCATAAGCTAACTGAAGAAGAGTATATGGAAAAATTTAAATTATATGAAAAGGAGAAAGAAGATGGAAGAGTTATATAGAGAGTTTGAACAACTATCAATGAAAGGTGAACCACTAACAAGTGCAGGAATAATGATGGCACAAGCGATGAAAATTTATAAGGCTATGTTGCCTGAAGCTGAATTTAAAGAAATCACTACACGTTTCTTAGAAAGTAGAGATGATATTCCAACTATTAAACCACCAACACTGAATTAATGTGGAACAACTAACCGTCAAGGTTAAAAACAATGCTTTTATCTATGTTGATTGTGAAGATAAAGGAATCATACAAGAACTAGCAGAGGCATTTACTTTTTATGTCCCTGGTTATAAGTTCACACCTCAATTTAGAAATAAATTATGGGATGGAAAGATTCGTCTCTTTAACTTACGTGACCAATCTATATATGCTGGATTGTTTGGTTATATAAAAGCTTTTTGTTTAGAAAGAAATATAAAGCTTGATACATGGGATGACCCATCAACAATAAAATATAATCACCCAGGATTTGTATATGATGATGACCTATCTTGGATTAAAGATTTACCAATTCCGTGGATACCAAAAGATTATCAATTAGAAGCTATTAAACATGGATTAAAAACTCGTTCAGGATTATTAGTATCTCCTACAGCTTCCGGTAAATCATTAATAATATATCTTCTTATGAGATATTTTTTAATGCATAATGAGGATAAGGTATTAATAATAGTACCTACCACTTCCCTTGTCAAACAAATGTATGGAGACTTTTGTGAGTATGCAGATAATGATGATGATTGGTTTGCCACTGAAAATTGTCATGAGATTATGGCAGGACTTGATAAAGGTCATAAGACTAAAAGAGTTTATATATCTACTTGGCAATCAATATATAAAATGCAAAAGGGATACTTCCAACAGTTCGGTATGGTTATAGGTGATGAGGCTCATAACTTTAAAGCTAAATCTCTTACTAGTATACTAACTAAATGTACTGAAGCTCGGTATAGATTTGGATTAACAGGTACTCTTGATGGTACCCAAACACACAAGCTTGTTCTTGAAGGTTTGTTCGGTCCTCATAAGAATATAACCACTTCAAAAGAACTTATTGACAGAGGTGATTTAGCTAATTTATCTATAGATGTTATATTACTAAAACATAAAGAAGAAGATTGTCGTGAAGTATCTAAAATGAAATACCAAGATGAGATAGATTGGATTGTAAGAAATAACACGCGAAATAAATTTATTAGGAGTTTAGCTCTAGACCAGAAGGGTAATACCTTAATCTTATTTCAATTTGTGGAAAAACATGGTGAACCATTATTTAGATTGATTGATGAATCAGCTAAAGGTGTATGGGAAATGGGTAAAAGAAAAGTATTCTATGTGAGTGGTAAAACCTCAGCTGATGCAAGAGAAGAAATAAGAGCTATAACAGAAACAGAGAAGGATGCTATATTAGTATGTTCTTATGGTACATTCTCTACTGGTATCAATATAGTTAATCTAAATAATATAATTTTTGCCTCGCCCAGTAAAAGTCAGATAAGAGTATTACAATCTATTGGTAGAGGATTAAGAAAGACAGATAAGGATACTAAGTTGTATGACATAGCTGATGACTTACATTGGAAATCTAAAAAGAATTATACCTTAAATCATTCAGCTGAAAGGGTACAAATATATGCTAAAGAGAAATTTAAATTTAAGATACATGAAGTCAAGTTATTATAAATAGATATATGGAAAATAAACTACCACGGAAATTAGACGACGTACCAGTTAAACTTTTTAAATTGATTTCAGGTGAATCAATAATTGCCTATGTGCATGATATAGAAGAATCTAGTGGTGCCTTAATTGGAATAGAAGAACCAATGAAAGTAATTGTTGAAGGTAACAATCATTTTGTTATGACTCCTTGGTTACCATTTTCATCTCAAAAATTACATGTCCTTGAGGATTTTAATGTAATGATACAATCAGAAGTTAACTTAGATGTTAAAGCACATTATATGAAGATAATTCTAGATGAAGTTAGTGGAAATCCTTTAATGGATGATGAAACAAAAGAACAATTAAGAAGAATGAAAGGTGATAATACACTTCACTAAGCTCTCTAATCTAGCCTCCCCGGCAATCTATTCTATTATAACATATAAATAAGCTATTGTAAACAGTTTTTGTAAAATAAATATGGAAATACTCCCAGCAAATATAGATTTTAGTGACAATGCGTCAAAGCGTGTTGCTGCCATGAAGTCAGGAGATGAAAAACTCCGTGTTTATATTAATGGTGGTGGCTGTTCAGGCTTTTCTTATGGCTTTAAATTAGATGAGAAGAGAATAGAAGGTGATGCTAGTATTATTAAGAATGATGTTGAATTACTTATTGACCCTATGAGCTATCAATATTTAGAAGGAATAACAATAGATTTTATACAAGATTTGCAAGGACAAAGGTTTCAAATAAGTAACCCAAATGCTAAAACAACATGTGGATGTGGTAGTTCTTTTTCCATCTAACTGTTTACTTTAAGGCCTTTTTGTGATATAATGTATATAACATGGAGAAAGAAATGACTGAAAAAATCAAACCTAGAGACAAACCCCATTACGTTAACAATAGACAGTTTAGTTATGCTGTAGTTGACTATGTGACTGAAGCCCAAGAGGCTAAGGAAAAAGGAGAAAAAAATCCTATAGTAACAGATTATATTGCCACTTGCTTTATGAAAATATGTGAGGGCCTTTCCCATAAACCAAACTTTGTTCGGTATACTTACCGTGATGAAATGGTTATGGATGGAGTAGAGAATTGTCTTAAAGCTATATACAATTATAGAATAGACACGGCCACCCGTACGGGAAAGCCAAATGCATTCTCTTACTTTACTCAAATAGCTTACTTTGCTTTTATACGCAGAATAGTTAAAGAGAAAAAACAAACAGATATCAAATTCAAATTTATGGCCCAAGCAAATATAGAAGACTTTGTTTCTAGTGTAGATATCCATAGTCCTATTGACCAATCATTCCTTGATACAATTAGAGAGAAAATATCTAAGATTCAAGAGACTGATTCAGCAATTAAAGATTTTGCTAAGGAAGAAAAAGCCAAGAAGAAAAAAGGTTTAGAAAAGGTAATGGAATGACACATAAAGATTTATTAATTATTGGCTATGGTGTAGTAGGCCAAGCTGTAGAACTAGGGTTAAATCAAGACGAAGATAATTATATACAGATTTTAGACCCTGGAAAAGATTTAATTTTATTAGATGATGGCATTAATGATTATACAGATTATAATTATTATGATGGTATTATATTATGTCTACCCACTCCTCAAGGACCAAGAGGTGAATGTGATGATATGATGGTTGAACAATATGTGCAAGGGATACGTAAGGTTGCACCATTTGTACCTATCCTTATTAAGAGTACTGTGTCATTAGAGTTAATTCAATTATTAAATGATGATGTAGCATTAACTCATAACCCAGAGTTTTTAACTGAGGCTGACTCAGTAGAGGAATTTCAAAATCAAAAGTTTGCTATATTTGGTGGTAATAATGCTAGATACTGGTATGACATATTTATAAATGCAGGTATTAAAATAGATAAAGTACGTTTTACTTCTTTAAGAAATGCTTGCTTTGCTAAATATACTATTAATTGTTTCCTTGCAACTAAGGTTGTATTCTTTAATGAATTAAGAAATTTATATGGAGATGTAGATTTTGATTCACTTACTGAGTTAGTAGCAATGGATGAGAGAATTGGTTCAAGTCATATGATGGTTCCAGGTCCTGATTTAAAACAAGGATTTGGTGGTATGTGTTTTCCAAAAGATACATTAGCTTTTGCTACTTCTGCTTCTAGAGCTGGTTCCCCATTAAAATTATTAGAAGAAGCTATATTGATTAATAACCAGATACGTAAATGAATATAATAATGACTGGCCATCATGGCTATATAGGTTCTCACTTAGCACCATACTTGGAAGAAAAGGGACATATAGTATATGGATATAATGGTGATGTAAGAAAATTTAATAGTAGATACCATCGGTATGGATTTGATATGGTTATTCATCTTGCTGCTTTAGTAGGTGTAAGGAAATCTCTTGACGAACAAGAAGAATATTGGGATGTAAATGTCAATGGAACAAAAGCTGTATTTGATTGGTGTAAAGAACATAATGCAAAATGTTTATATGCTTCCTCTTCAAATGCTATAGAATGGTGGACTAATCCTTATGCTATGACCAAGAAGGTTAATGAACATGATGGAAAAGATTTTGTTGGATTTAGACCTCATACAGTTTTTCCAGGCAGAGAGGATATGTTATATGATAGAATGAAAAATAATCCTAAGTCAGTTAAATATATTAATAGCCAACATTGCAGAGATTGGACTCATATAGAAGATTTATGTAGCGGGCTGTTTACTTTGATTGAAAACTATGATATAATAGTAGGTAAAGTAATTGATATTGGAACTGGAGAATCTATCAGTTTAAAAGAAGTGGCAGCTAAAATGATGCCAATGTATGCACCTCAAATTAATTTTGCTAATCCACCGCATGAGCGTGTAACTACATGTGCTGATACAACTATATTAAAAGAATTGGGATGGACCCCTAAGCAGCCTAGAGTAGTTTTAAAATGAAAGCAGATAGAGAAACTATATGGCATTTTGTATGTCTATACTGTTCAGCTTATTGGAGCATAGCTACTATGGAACATGAATGGACTCCAACCAAATTATACTGTCCTCACTGCGGAAAATTAAATGAAAATAGCACTACTCAATGACACACATTGTGGTGTTAGAAATTCATCACAAATATTTATAGACTTCCAAGAGAGATTCTATAAGGAAATATTCTTTCCATACTGTGAAGAAAATAGTATTGAACATATAATACATCTTGGAGATTATTATGACCATAGGAAATTTGTAAACTTTAAAGCTCTTAATGCTAATCGTATGCATTTCCTAGAGCCAATGAAAAAAGCTGGTATGACAATGGATATAATTCCAGGGAATCATGATGTGTTCCATAAGAATACAAATGAGCTTTGTTCTTTAAAAGAACTCTTAGGATATTATACCTCCAACATTAATATTATAATGAAACCTTCCACACTAAATTATGATGGATTGGATATTCATTTAATGCCGTGGATTAATCCAGAGAATAGTGAGCACTCATTTGAATTCATAAGAAAAAATAATGGTATGCTTATGGCCCATTTAGAGTTACAAGGATTTGAAATGATGAGGGGTATTAAGCAGCCAATAGGAAATGGTATGGGAGTAGAACCATTCAAACATTATGACACAGTATTGTCTGGACATTATCACGCCTCAAGTCAACAAGCTAATATAAGATATCTTGGATGTCAAATGGAATTCACATGGGCTGATGCTCATGATGAAAAATATTTCCATATATTAGATACAGATACAAAAGAAATTGAAGCAATACCGAATCCTTTAAGGATATTTGAGAAAATATATTATGATGATACAACTCAAGATTACAATAATTTTGATATAAATATATGTACAGACAAATTTGTTAAGGTCATAGTGGGTAATAAGTCGAACCCATTTATGTTTGACAAATTTATTGAGCGAATATCAGAGCTAAATACACATGATTTAAAAATAGCTGAAAATTTCTCTGAATTCTTAGGTGAGAATGTGCTTACCAATATAGAAGATATAGAAAATACGACTGACTTAATGGCAAGCTATATAGATGGTGTGAACACAGATTTAGATAAAGGGAAATTAAAAACCCTTATGAACAGTCTATATAACGATGCCTTAGATATGGAGATACAATAATGGTACAAAAAACAAAACATAGACTAGCATGGCTAGCTTTATTTTTAACAGTAATAGTTATATTATTAGCACAAGGTTGTTCAATGTTAGAAGAACAAATGGCTACAATGAAAGCTACACTAGGCTTTGCTGGTGATAAAGATATTATAGTATGTGAGGGAACTGAATGCGTAGAAACACCGGTCGCAACCGAAGAAGTAAGAGGATAATGTCAATGCCCAGATGGGCACTTTGGTTTGTGATGCAATTTTCTTTTATTGTTATGATATGTGCTTTAATGATGATGCCATTTATAGTATGGGGAGACATTGGAAGTTCAGAAGAGACATGGACAGACTTTAGTCCAAAGGTTGAAGAAGTTATTGCTGACCCAGTTCAAAATTGGATGCCACAAGATACTCTTGAACTAGACCAGCTTGCAAAATTAGATAAAGAAAAGTATAGAATTTATTTTGAAGATAAATCTCTTGTATTAATGGTGCTTGGTGGTCTAGAATATTGGAAATTAAATTGCGGAACACTATCAGGCACTGGTGATTACTTTATGAATTTGGCAGTCAAAAAACATGCTATAGATATAGATGAAATGAATATGGATATGAGTTTCCAAACCGGTCTTTTTGCAGCGACCTTATATAATGACTGTGACATATTTTTAGAACAAGTAAATAGTATTGGTCTAGGAATGATGTTTACTAAAACCCCTCAGGAGATTATACTTGATACAGTTCCAGAAACTAACATATAAGAACTTCCTCTCAACTGGCAACAACCCAATAACAATAGAACTTAATAAGAGTAAATCTACTCTTGTTGTAGGTACCAATGGGTCCGGCAAATCTACAATCCTTGATGCAATATCTTTTGCTTTATTTGGTAAGGCTCATAGAAATGTTAATAAGAATGGATTAGTAAATTCAGTAAATGGAAAAGATTGTAGAGTTAGTATAGAATTTGAGACAGCTGGTCATGACTTTAAAGTTGTACGGGGAATACATCCAAACTTTTTTGAAGTATGGCAAGATGATAGAATGCTAGACCAACAAACAAATGTTAGGGACTACCAAAAATTCTTAGAACAAAATATCCTTAAGCTTAATCATAAATCATTTCATCAAATTGTTGTTCTTGGTTCAAGTTCCTTTATACCTTTTATGCAATTAAGAGCTCATGACAGGCGTGATGTCATTGAAGATTTATTAGATATTAAAATATTTGGTAAGATGAAAAATGTTTTAAAAGTTAGGTCATCACAAACTCGTGAAGAAGCTAAAAGTTATAAGCAACATGTTAGTGCACAAAAAGATAAAATAGAATATCAGAAAAAACATATCAACCAATTAGAAGAATTAAATAAAGAGGCTAAACAGTCATTTGATTCAGAAATAGCAGAGGCCCAGGGGAAAATAGATGCGTTGAAAAAAGAATTAGATGCATGTCCACCTCAATCAGGAATAGAGTATAAATTAAAGACTATGAAAAAAGTAAAAGATGATTTAATTTCTGATAAAGGTAGATGTCAACATGAAATGAAGAGTCTAGAGGATAGGCATAAATTCTTTGAGACATCTGTGGCATGCCCAATATGTTCACAAGCTATTTCCGAAGATTTAAAGAAATCTATGGAGAGTGATATCATGGCGTCCGGTCTTGGAACTATGAATGAGTTGAGACATACTAAAGCTAAACTAAAATCTGCAGAAGATGCTTTGGAAAGTGCACGAAATCATTTGTCAGATGTTCAAGTTATAAATGCTAAAATAGCTACACATAATAATACAATGTCAAATTTAATAAATAAGCAAGTTAAAGAAGTTGATATGTTTGAACCAATACAAGAATTAATTGCTCAATCTAATGAGCTCACACAATGGTCAATGGCATATGATAAAGCAAATACTGATTTATTATATAATGACATAGCATCAGAAATGCTAAAAGATACTGGGATAAGAACTAAAGTCATAAAAGAATATCTACCTGCAATGAATAATCTTATTAATCAATACCTTCAAGTTTTAGAATTCTTTGTTGCATTCCATTTAGATGAGAATTTTGAAGAGACAATTAAGTCCAGACATAGGGATACATTTGTCTATGACAATTTCTCAGAAGGAGAAAAGATGAGGATTGACTTGAGTTTATTATTTGCTTGGCGTCAAATAGCTAAGATGAAAAATTCTACTAACACAAATCTGTTAATCCTTGACGAGACATTTGACTCATCACTAGACGATGATGGTGTGGATAGTCTATTAAAAATTCTACTGACTCTGGAGAATGGAACAAATACATTTATTATTTCCCATAAACCAGACCTACTTGAAAATAAGCTCAAAGCTAAGATTCAATTTAAAAAAATCAACAATTTCAGCACCATAGAATAGTTAGCTGAACTAACGGATCCGTTAGAATTCTTATTGAAAATACTTGCCTAAAGCAGCCAAAGTATGATATAATATACTCTATTATAAAATAAAAATAGGAACTAAATATATATGAATAACATTGATAAAATCGCAAAATTAATTGCAACATTAGATAATGATGGTTTAAATAAAATCATCCCTATCTTTAAACAACATCGTAAGACATTAGCTATGGCAACCAAATTAGATTTAAAGGTTGGTATGAAAGTTTCTTGGGGTGCTATGGGACACGGAGTGGTTGATAAAATTAATCGTACTAAATGTGTTTGTACTAGGAATGATGGTCAAAAATGGACTATTCCTATGACAATGTTGAGGATTGCGTAATGATAACTCACACAATGGATTTTGACCCGAACATTTCAGTTTTTGAATTATTTAAAACTTTAAACTTTTTTGGTGCGACTTTAATATCATTAAACGAACAACCGAATTTACCATTACCTTCAGTGACAATTGAAATTACTAAACCAAATTTAGACAAATTATTAACTCAAATCTAAAATTCCCTGGACCACTCACTCGTCACCACTGGACCCATAAATACTTGCCTAAGAACGGCAAAGTATGATATAATATACTATATAAAATAAAAAAAGAGGTTATAATATGAATGCAACAATTGAAAAACTAATGAATGATTACCCGAAAATGAGTAATTTTACTTCAAAACAAATTAAGGAAGCTGCTGAATCTATTGGAGAAAATCCAAGGTCTGCATATGTCAATATAAGATATACAAATAAATGTCCTACGGTCCGCCGTGGAGTTTATAACTTAGAAAGCATGATGCCAAAATCAGCTGTTCCTACAAAGGCTAAAGTTGCAATGGCAATTAAAGGTGTTGCTTCAGTTTCTAATGATGAAGTTTTTGTTCCTGAATTTGATGAGACATTTGTCCCTTGGGGAAACTTTACAGAAATTGTAAAAGTTATTAAATCTAAAATGTTTTATCCAACTTATGTTTCTGGACTATCAGGTAATGGTAAAACATTTCAGATAGAACAGGCTTGTGCTAAATTAAATCGTGAATATGTTAGGGTTCAAATATCTCCTGAAACAGATGAAGATGATTTAATTGGTGGTTTCCGTCTAATTAAAGGTGAGACAGTTTTCATGAAAGGTCCGGTTATTAAGGCTATGGAAGCTGGAGCAGTTTTAATGATTGACGAAATTGACCGTGGTACTAATAAAATTATGTGTCTTCAAGGTGTTCTTGAAGGTAAGCCAGTTTTAATTAAAAAGACAGGTGAAGTTGTTACTCCTAAAAAAGGTTTTAACATAATTGCTACAGCAAATACCAAAGGTAAAGGTTCAGATGATGGCCGTTATTCAGGTGCTCAAATTATTGATGATGCTTTTTTAGAGAGATTTACTATTACTCTTGAACAAACATTTCCTACTATGAAAACTGAGGAAAAAATTGTTATGAAGCATATGAAAAAGTTTGAAGTTATGGATGAAGAATTTGCTAAGCTTTTAGTTGGTTGGGCAGATGCTATTAGAAAAACTTTTTATGATGATGGAATTGATGAGGTTATTTCAACTCGTCGTCTTTGCCACATCGTTCAAACATTTTCAATATTCAACAAACGTGATAAAGCAATATCTTTATGTGTTAATCGTTTTGATGAAGATACTAAAATTGCTTTCACAGACCTTTATGAAAAAGTTGATGCGACAATCAATGGTGAACCAGAAGTTTCTATGGATGAAGAGGATTTAAAGGAAGCTATGAAATCTGAATTAGAAAGAGATTGGGACGAAGAGGAACTATAATGAATTTATCAGCTCAAGAATATTTAGCAAAATTATTAGCCAAAGAGAACTTATCAGTTCAACATGGTAATTATTCAACAGCATCATTTGATGTTATGAATAGAGTTTTAAGATTACCACTTTGGGAAGACAAAGGTAAGGATGTTTATGACTTACTAGTTGGACATGAAGTTGGTCATGCTCTTTATACCCCAGCTGATGGGTGGCATGATTCTGAAAAGAAAATTGGAAAAATTCCTAGAGCTTATTTAAATATTGTTGAAGATATTAGAATTGAACGTAAAATCCAAGAGACATATCCTGGAATAGTTCGTAGATTTAAAAGTGGTTATAAGAGACTTTTTGATGATAACCTATTTGGTACCGATGATAGAGAAATTAATGAGGCAGGTCTTATGGACAGGCTTAATGTTTCTTCAAAAGGTAGAGGTTATATTCCAGTTGAATTCTCAGATGAGGAAGCTCCATTAGTTAAAGAAGCTATGGAAGTTAAAACTTGGGAAGACGTTTTAAAAGTTTGTAAAAAATTCTATGACTTTATTGAAGAAAATAAAGAGGAAGAAGAAGAAAAGCCTGAAGGTACTGGCGCTGATTTTCCATCTAATGATATGGACGGTGATGATGATGCTGAAACTGAAAACCCACAAGGTACTACTCCTCCAGAAGATGGTGATGATGAAGATACTGATGGTGAAGATGGTGATGCTGATTCTGAAGGTGAAGGTGAAAAAACTAAAGAACCTGTTGAGCCTGGTCATGAAACTTGGACTGATGACAATTTTAGAGAAAATGAAAATGAACTTTTAGAAAAGAAAGATGACCGTTATGAAGAGGACAAACAATCTGAATATTCTTCTGGAATTTCTAAAGCTAATCTTAAAAATATGTTATTCACATATGAAGAAGCTGACTTAGCAAGAACAAAACATATTCTTCAAGATATTGATTATGACCAAAGAGATTCTACGTGTTATACTTCGGAAGCTTGTAAAAATGATTGGGAAAAATCAAAAGCAGGTTTAAATTCAACAGCTAGTTTATTAGCTAAAGATTTTGAAAGAAAGAAAGCAGCATTTGAATATTCAAGAGCTACGACTGCAAAGTCTGGCAAGCTTGACCCATTAAAGCTTCATTCATATAAAATGACTGAGGATATCTTTTTAACAACGACTAGATTAGCTCAAGCTAAATCACATGGAATTATAATGTTTATGGACCTTTCAGGTTCAATGTGTGAAATCATAGAAGATGTTACTATGCAAGCAATTACTATTGCTATGTTTTGTAAAAAAGTTAATATTCCTTTTGAGTGTTATAATTTTACTACTTCATCTTGGCATTCATCTTCAATTCGTGAAGTTGAACAAAAAGGTGGTGAGATTGATATTAAAAGTTCTAAAGTAGTTGAGATGTTTTCTTCTAAAATGAATACCAAAACTTTTAATGAAGCTTGTTATACAATGTTTGCAATTTCAAAAGCTCATTCATATTCAAGGTCTACTCCTTATTACTTAAGTGGTAGGAATGTAGCTAACCTTGACCAAATGGGTTCAACTCCACTTATTCAAACTACTTTCTTAGCTGCTGAAATTACTAAAGCTTTTCAAAGAAAGCATGCAATACAAAACACAAACATTATGTTTTTAACTGATGGAGTTCCTGATGGAATCTATGTTGAAAAAGATGAATATGCTGATGTTAAAACTCATCGTTCAAATAAGATGATTAACTTTGGTGGTAAGATGATTCAAGGTGAAGGTTCTAGAGAAATTTATGAGAATGCTTTACTTAGACTTAAAGAATTAACTGGTGCTACTATAATGGGTTTCCATTTAGCGACTGATGCTTCTTCATTTGGTCAAGGTTTATATGGAATTGATACTGATGATAAGTATGGTGATTATGTTGATTTTAGAGAAACGATTAAAACGTGGAGAAAAGAAAAGTTCTCTGAATATAAAAAAGCAAAAGGTTATGACAATTATTTCATAATCAAAATTGACAGAAAAAAATTAGAAGATGAGTTTGTTTTACCAGAAGGAAAAACTGAATTGAAAGATATTAAAAGAGAATTTAGAAAGTTTTCTAAATCTAAAAAAGCTACTAAGCAATTGATAGGAAAAATTACAGATGCGGTTGCTGC